TTTATCCTTTTACTCTCGCCGCCAGATCTTTGTCTGCCTTGCCCCATGTACCTGATGATTTAGTAACAAATGAATTCACGCGAGCCATACCCCATTGCTGTGGTGTGGTTCCCGGCCTATGACCAGTTCGCCAAGCAGCTACTCCTCGATTATAAACTTTACGTAGGATACCAAGAGGCATACCTGACTTTTCTGCTTTTTTCTTGAGACCAGCGGTAGCGTCTTCTGTGATATACGCTTTAAAGTTAATCATTTTAACTGCCTTTTTTCATAGGTTTTTGTTTTAAATATTCTGCTCTTGAAATAGGTGGTCCACCATATTCTTTCATATTTTGTTTTTTGACATCTCTTAGACGTGCTTTATCCATCATACGATCATGCTTTTTCTTATCCATCTCTTTTTCACGATCAATACGCTTCTTAGCCATATCAACATGGCCGTCTTGTTCACCAAACATCTGGCGATAGCGTTTAGTATGCTTAGATAATTTAGTTTTTGCGGCGTGATCTCCAGGAGCCTTTTTATACGCTGCTGGATTATCATCATCCATTTTGGCTTGTTTTTTAAACTGGCGATCTCTTGCAATCTTTTGAGCTTTAGTCAAACCTGTATGGTAGCCAGCAGGTTGTGCACCTGGACGATCTTTAATATCAGGATCTTGTTTTGCTTCTGGTTTTAATGTTTTTGGATAGTTCTTATCACCTGGTTTTAATCTAGGCTTACCGGCTTCACGTCTTTTACGTATATTATACCAAAGTCCATTACCCTCATTCTTTTCTCCAGGTGTCATAGATTTTGCTTTTTTAGTAGCCTCAGGTGTTCCCCATTCGTATGGAGTTGTGGCTTCATTTAGTGCTTCTCTTATAATACCATCAAAATCATCATTTGGAAGATTCTGTACTTCCCATGATGGTTCAAAGTTCGGATCGACCTTGGATACATCGTCCAACCAACATCTCCAGGTTTCACCTTTTGATTCTACAATCAAATAATTTGTACCAAGGTGTTTGATCTTACCAACAATACCATGTTTAGTCATGACTACCTGTTCACCTTCTTCAAAGATATTATCTCTCAAATAAGCTTCGCGAAGATCTGAAACCGGAGCAAGTTGTATATGGTTTTTAAATTCTGTGGCTTCTTTTAAACCCATACCTTTACGTACGTCATTGAATAGACGTTTTGCATCTGGATTTGACATGGCTTTTGGTAAGCCTTGGGCGAATGCTGTGAAATCATTATCCTTTGCATTTTGGCGCTGTTTGGAGGCTGACATACCTTCAACACCTTCAGCATCTGGATCTCTATCACCAGCAGAAATTACATTGATTTTATTAAAATTATAAAAGCCATGACGAGCATCTTGACCATTGTACTTATTCATTAAAATATCAAATTCACGTACACGATCTTGACCTACAACCATGACTACATTTTTAAAGCCTTCATTATGAAGAGCTACTAATGCATCAATAGCTGTCTTGACTTTTTTATTAGCCATAACAGAACGAGCATGCTTAGGAAACATTTTCCTTACATGCTTAATTTTTTCTTTGTATTGTAATGGATTTTTGTTTTTATCTTGAGACTGAGATACAAAAACACGATAAGGGCTTTTACCTGCCTTTTGAGCAAGAACATCTAGTAGCTTACCATGACCAATTGTAGGAGGGTTCATTCTACCAAAGGTAAAATAAACTGTCTTTTCCTCTTCAACAAGAAACTGACTAAATTTGTTAATCATTTTTTACCCGCGTTTTCTGGCTAGTTCTGCTTTACGAAGTTGAGGAAGAAGCTTCTTTGCAACTCTATTAATTCTAGGTTGCATTTTATCTAACCGCTTCTCAATCTCTTGCTTTCTTGCGGGAGTGAGTTCTGCCTTAGGAATACCTTTAGTAATCTTTTTAGCAATAGCATTCCGTGCAGCTTTTTGAGCTCTACGTTTTAGTACTGCCTGATTTGCAATTTTAGCTGCAGCTTTTTTACGACCAACTTTTAGTCTAGACTGATACTTTTTCATTTGACGAGCTCTTGCACGTCTTTGCTGCATTGTCAACGCTTCATCAGTTGGCTCTACAGCTTCACCTGTATTACCAGTTGGAGTATCCATTTTGCGCTTTTTAGCGTTTCTTGCAAGTTGACCATCTCCAGTTTGTGTATAGTCAACAGTTAAAAAATCTTTAAATCCTACTGCCATTTAAGTCCTCGTTGGCTTGTCCCATCCCTTTAATATATCTGGTGAAAAGTTGTTGTATGAGAATTCCATACGATCAACAATTTTCACTGCATCACCACCAAGTTTGTCAATTGCTACATAACCTTCTGCTCCGGTTACTTTATAACCATTGCGTGTTTTTACAAAGGTATTAATATTACCAAGTTTATTAAGGTTATTTATAAGTTTTAATTTTGCCAAAACTATTACTTTTTGCAAATCAAACATATATTTTAAAGAAGTTTTATTTTCTTCTGAGAAAAATGACAAAATTTTATCTAGTTTGTCACGTTGTCCTGCTTTTCCGCGTTCGGTTTTACGCTTGGCAATCTCTTTACCGTAACGTAATCTAATCCAACGAATGAGCATGGATACATGTCGTCCTGAATCTCCAATAACTTGTCCTTTTCTGACGTATTTGTTATTGAATTGCTCAATGAGGCGCGGTAGCTCTTCCTCATTTTCAAGTCTTCGGAGCGTAGACCCCGCAATTTTGTTGAATAAGAACCCAGCTTGCGAAAGAAGTTCATTAACATCATCAGTTTCCTTTTTAGACATAGTGATACGAGTCAAATCACGTAACATGGCATCTTGTGACCATACATTTTTTGATTTCTTGAATTTGCTTACATCAACTCCATACGAAGCTCGCATAGACTCGAAGGTGTTACCAGTATAGGTCGTATGCCAGACGATTCCAATCTTTGCAGACTTAATTGCCTTAGCTGCATCCGACTTTGCTGGCACAGCATAAACGATAGTATTGGGATGAAAGGTAACATAACTTTCACCTTTAATCTTAGTTGTCTTTAGATCTCCGGGGCCATACAAAAAGTCACCTTGAACTACACCCTTGATTCCAAGAGCTGGCAGTTCTTTTAGTGCGAGCTTAAGCTTAGCAGCCAGATCACCACTAGTATCATCATCCACATCAGCACTAGTTTTATAGACCTTAGGATTCTTATTAAAGATTCCTTTTTTAGCCACGAAGAATTTTCCGTCAGATGGATCAATCCCAGCAAAAATAGCAGGAGCGCCATCCCATTTAACAGATACATTACCATCATGTACTCCTTTAAGCATATCTCTAAGTTCACGCAAAGCATTGATAGCTTGACGCGTACCAGCGACACCACCGTAGATAACCTTATCTTCGATGTGAGTCATATGTGTATTTTTCTGTTCAGTTATATGTGTTTTAAATTTTTCCATATTAGTATCTTATACTATTTCACATTAAATGTAAACTACTTTCTTACCAAGACAAGATCAAAAGAAGCACTAATTGTGCTACCAGTAGAAGCAATTGCTCTTACTTCAATATCTGTTTTTGCCGGTATTAGCAATGGTATATCATAATTTCTTGTGTGATAACCTCCTGGAACATCCATAATATCTCTTGTCCTAAAACTTTGATATCCAGTATCAAATAATCGAGTATACAATGAAACCGTAGTTGCATCATTATAACTTCCTACACCAACATTCCAAGTTGTTAAGTATCCAGTACAATGTGCTGGAATTGTATATAAAGCAAGTTGTGTCTGCCCTAATCCAAAAGTTGTTCCAGTTCCTATGGTGCCAATATCTGCTAATACTGTTCCGCTTCCACCAGCTCCAGTTGTAACTCTCACATCACCAACATTTGTTCCAACAGATCCTGACTCGACAACAAAAGCTCGGAACACTCTTAAAAATTCTACTGTTCCAACAGATCCGCCTACTGTTAATGTTTCTTGTACATTGTTATAGTCTCCATCCAATCCTTGGACTGTAATGGTTCTTGCACCGGTACCACCAGCAGCATCAGCAGCATTATTACTTGTAACATAAACAGTAGAAGGAGAAGTCAAATATGAATAAACTCCACCTTGCATCCAAATAGTTTCAGGTACACCACCTACACTTGGATTTCTACCAAACTTGTGTATGTAATCTACATTAACAACTCTTTTTTCAGAAATATCTACTTTTTCTGCTAAATGAGTGTTTGCTAAATATCTACTTACTACCATCTATTTAACTTTCAAACGGATTCTTTTTTCGAGTTCCGGGTTTTACTGAATAAGGACTATTTGGCATATTCAGAATTTTAATTTCTGGTTGTATTTCATAGAATGGTTTACTACCACGTACACCAATTCTCATTTTAAATGTTCCCATACACTGGCCTTTT